TCTCTTGTCACGCGCAACTTTTGAGGATTTTTAAAGGGGGTCTATACCAATTTTGTGAAGCAAAAGTACTGGTGGACGAACTAAAATAAAGACGTTCTAAAAGGCGTCTAAAACGCCCGTAGAACGATTTTATGACAAGGGTGGTATATTAACCCTTAAACGGTATTAAAAACGACATACGACGCTATTATGGGGCTTTTAGGAGGCGATACTATTAAAACTATCCCACTATTCGGAAAGTGGGGGCATGCTATACCAAACGGAGAGGAGTAATGATGAGTGGTTAAGAATCCGTATTATCAGCAGAACAATGGGCGGTTACCAAGCGACCCTCCGAATTATTTAGGAACAGTGGCAAGGGAAGTTTGGCGCAAAATCGTTCCGTTTTTAGAAAACACAAATAAAATTCAACGCATTGATACGTTCTTGGTTGAAACTTACTGTACGAATTATGAAATTTACAAGCTTGCTTATGAAGATATAAAAGAGAATGGTATTCAGCAAGAGATCAGGAAGCCTATCCAATCGCCAGGTTCTGGTGAAATTCTCGGTGAACAATCAATGGGCTTTAAAAAGAATCCAGCAGTTGTGGTGATGAAAGATGCAACTGATACTCTTAATAAGATAGGTATCCAACTTGGACTGACTCCTAAAGGACGTCAAGAGCTTATGGAAATCGCAGGCGAGGAACAGAACAAGACTTCAACAGCAGAAATGCTAAAGGAATTCTTAGGAAAATAAAAAAGAACGGCTTATGCCATTCCAAGGTATTCTTTTAGTAATCTTTCGATAAGCTCTGCCACACTTGTATTTTCTTCGATGGCTTGAATTTTTGCTTGCTTGATAACATCTTCATCAATGGTTGTTGTAAATTTTTTCTTCATAGTTTACCCCCTAAGTATATTATACGTAAATATTTATAATTGCGCAATACGTATATACGTGTTATAATATATTTAGAGGTAATGATATGACTAAGAAAAAGACAGATTCTGAATTTAAAACTCAAGTTGAACGGATTTCCAAGGGAGAATATTCTTTTCTTGATGCATACAAAGATGCAAGAACAAAAATCACTTGTCGCCACAATAAATGCGGAAGTGTTTGGAAGATAAGCCCAGATAACTTCTTTAGAGGCAAGAGGTGTCCAGAATGTCAAGCAAGGTTGAATGCTTCGAAGCGCCGAAATTCTTTAAAACGAGTTAAAGAGCTGATCCGTGAAAAAGGTGAAGGGGATTTCATATATCTTTCTGGGTATGTGAATTCCAAATCGAAAGTAAAACTAAAACATTTAAAATGTGGGCAAACGGTAACCAAGCCGTTCGCAACGATTTATAGCGGTATTACTTGTAATTGTGAGACAACAGATAGAAATATTGTTGATTTTAAAAGCACCGGAGATAGAATACAGTGCAAAGCCGATTTCCAACGTTACATCGACAAATACAACACTGGAGAATATGTGATAATTGGAAAATACACGAAATCAACACAGCCTATACTTTTAAAACATGTAGAATGTGGTAATTTAACAGAAATTTCACCTCACAATTTCAAAAACGGTGTTAGGTGTAATAAATGTAAAAGTTATAAAGGCGAGTTAAAAATAAGAAATTTACTTTTAAAAAAAGGTGTATTTTTTGAAGAACAAGTCAGATTTAGCGATTGTAGGCTTAAAAAACCTTTAGTATTTGATTTTTTCTTACCAGTCCACAATATATTAATTGAATTTGATGGAGAACAACATATAAGACCTGTTGAAATATGGGGCGGAGAAAAAACCTTCCAACTTCAAAGAAAAAGGGACGAGATAAAGAATAATTACTGTAAAAACAATGGTATTACACTTGTTAGAATAGGATACTACGAAAACATAGAACAAAAAATAAAGCGTTATATCTAACGTTTTATTTTTTTATTTGAAAGGGGGTGATTAATAGTAAATGAAAACAAATTTAACAAAAACTCATGATATAGATTCGGCGTATAAGGAATTTGACTTCACTGACATCGCCAAAAAATATCAAGACGCTGGCACACAGTACTGTTTTGATGTCTTGGAAGGTCGAATCACGGCCGGTTACATGATTAAATTAGCATGCTTCAGACACTTGCGTGATTTGCAAAGGCAAGGCAACGATGACTTTCCATATACCTATGACACGGACGAGGCGGCTAAACTACTGCGCTTCGCTAGAATTTGCCCAAACGTGGACACTGGTGAACCAACAAAACTAATGGCTTGGCAGAAATTCATCCTATGCATGCTTTTTGGATGGAGAAATGCAAATGGTGGTAAACGTTTCAGCCGTGCGATTGTTTCAGTCGGTCGAGGTCAAGGGAAAACGTACTTGATGGCTATTCTGACGGCGTATTCGTATTTTATTGAAAGCTTAGGGTTATCAAACCAAGACTATCTGGTTACATCAATCAACTTCAAACAAACGAATAAATTGCTTGGTTACATCAAATCCATGATGAAGCAGATAATCCAGAACGAGCCTTTTAAGAGTTTAGCAAACGAAACCGAGCTAGGCTTACATAGCGACCAAGTCATTATGAAAGCAAATAACAACGTTTTAAGAGCCATATCTGCAGAGAGTGGGCAATATGATAGTTTTCATTTTACTTGAATGAACAACGGCTATTTTTGATGAAATTGGAGAAATTGAAACAAGGGATGCGGTTTCTAAGATTGTTTCTGGGCAAGTAAAAGTGCCGAATAGACAGTTCATCCAAATTTCCACTGCCTACCCGAATCCGTCTGTCCCATTTAGGGAAGACCAAAAGATTTTGCAGCAAGCCATGGAGGATGACGATAACCGTGACGCTGATACGTATCTTTGCTTAGTTTGGTCGCAAGATAACTTAGACGAGGTCTTTCAACCAGAAACATGGGCAAAGAGCAATCCACTGCTAGACTTGGAGAGCGAACGTGAGAACCTCATGAAAGGGTTAATGGACAAGCGCGATAGCGACCTGCTAAGTGGTAACCTCGCAGACTTCCAAGTCAAGAATATGAATTGCTGGCTTCTTGCTGACAGCAATAGTTTCCTTGATTTGACTGATATCGAAAATGCAGTTATCCCTGAGTTTGACATACGTGGAAAGCGTGTTTATGTAGGTCTTGACGCTTCAATGTTCAGCGATAATACAGCCATTGGTTTCGTATATCCCTACGTTGGTGAAGATGGAAGTCATAAATGGCACATTGAACAACACAGTTTCATACCATGGCAACAAGCAGGTTCGCTTGAGGCTAAAATGGAGCAGGACGGTGTTAATTATCGAGATTTAGAAGAAAAGGGTTTTTGTACGATTACAAGTCATCCACAAGGTCTTATCAATCCAGAAGAAGTATATAGATGGTTTGTAGATTATGTTGAAGATAATGAGCTTGATGTAGTATTTTTCGGATATGATGCTATGGGAGTTTCAAAGATTATCAAAGCATTGGAATCTAATACAAGTTTCCCACTTATGCCAATCAGACAACGTACAAGTGAGCTAAAAGACCCTACAAAATTCCTTCAAACGCTATTTATCGAAGGCAATATCACTCGCTTGGATGATGAGATTATGCGTAAAGCCTTGATAAATGCAGTTATTAAAGAGGACAACATCGGTATCCAAGTAGACAAAATGAAATCCACTTACAAAATTGACGTTGTGGATGCTCTTATCGATGCTTTTTACGATGCCATGTATGCGTTTGAGGACTATGCTATCACGAACAATCCAACATGGAAAGTCGAGCACATGAGCCAAGAAGCAGTTTTAGAGTGGCTTAAAAACCCAGAAAGTGGGCTATTAGAGGAGTATTAATATATGATTTTAAAGTTTTTCAAAGCAATTTGGGCTATTTTTGACATTTTAATGTTCATTTTAGCTGCAATTTCACTCAATATAACCACTTACCACCTTGGCTACGTGTGGTTTGGTATTAGCATGACTATCACATTCGTATTAGCAGGGCTAGTGAGTGAACTAGCCTCAAAAAATGGCTAGAAAGGAGGTGATAACAATTGCCAATATTTAATATAACTAATCTCGCAACAGAGAGTCCACCAGATAATCAAGGGGGCTTTTTTGATATTACTGATCCAGAGTTTTTAGCTACATTGAATGGTAGCGAGTGGGTTTCAGCTGAAACTGCTCTCAGGAACTCGGATTTATTCTCTATTATAAATCAATTATCCAACGACCTTGCAACCGTTAAACTGACAACCAGTCGGAAACAATTACAGGGAATCATTGATAACCCGTCAAACAATGCTAACCGCTTTAATTTCTATCAATCTATTTTTGCTCAAATGCTACTGGGTGGGGAAGCCTTTGCTTATCGTTGGCGAAATGAAAACGGGCGTGATATGAAGTGGGAGTATTTAAGACCGTCTCAAGTCTCATTTAATCGATTGGATAATAAAGATGGTATTTACTATAACATCACTTTTGACGACCCACGGATACCGCCAAAACAGCACGTCCCACAAGGTGACGTCTTACACTTTAAATTGCTATCTGTGGATGGTGGTTTGACAAGTGTAAGCCCGTTGATGGCTCTTAGTAGGGAGTTGAATATACAGAAAGCCAGCGATAAACTGACGCTTAACTCTCTCAAAAACGCCTTAAATGCCAATGGTATTTTGAAGATTAAAGGCGGTGGCTTGCTTGATTTTAAAACTAAACTCTCACGCTCACGGCAAGCGATGAAGCAAATGCAAGGCGGTCCGTTGGTGTTGGATGATTTAGAGGACTTCACACCGCTTGAAATTAAGTCGAACGTGTCTCAACTGCTTAAGCAAGCGGACTGGACAACTGGACAGTTTGCTAAGGTCTACGGTATCCCAGAGAATGTAGTTGGAGGTCAAGGAGACCAACAATCATCGCTGGAAATGAGTTTAGATCTCTATAACAAAGCAGTATCACGATACTTAAGACCATTTATCGGTGAGCTATCTCAAAAACTATCCTGCGATGTGGATGCGGATATTTTGCCGGCTGTTGACCCTACTGGCTCTAATAGTGTCAGTCGGATTAATAGCATGGTTAAAAGTGGCACACTCGCACAAAATCAAGGCTTGTATATTTTGCAACAAGCTGAAATTTTACCTAAAGACTTGCCAGAAGGGGAAAACCCTAATGGTGCCACATTGAAAGGAGGTGAGATAAATGGGGAAGATTGACATTAAAGGCGATATTGTAAGTGATGATGCTGGTGCTTTTTACGAATACTTTGGTATGTCTAGTACCTATCCAAAACTGGTACAAGATGCCATTGCTAACGATGAAGACGAAGAAATTACGCTTAATATTGCTTCAAACGGCGGTGATGTGTTCGCAGCTAGTGAAATCTATACTATGCTTCGAGATAGTGGCAAGCGTATTGTAGTTAATATACAAGGCTTAGCAGCGTCTGCTGCTTCCGTCATATCAATGGCAGGCAATACCGTTCGCATTAGTCCAACGGCACACATTATGATTCATAAAGCGTCTACTGGCATCGTCGGTAATAGCGACGACCTAGAGCATCAATCAGTAGTATTGAATAGCATTGACGAGTCTATTGCGTTGGCTTACGAGATGAAAACTGGTCTCAAACAACCAGAATTACTTGATCTCATGGCTAAAGAAACATGGCTTAACGCTAAAACTGCTGTTGATAAAGGCTTTGCGGATGAAATCATGTTTTTCAACGATGATGAAGAACAAATCATGGTTACTAACGCTACACATCAACTACCAAGCAAATCAGCAATCAATAAGTTTAAAAATATGATTGCTAAACCTAAAACCAATTCTTTGCGCGAGCAGAAATTGGCAATTTTACTTGAAAAATGAAAGGAAAATAATTAATGAAAACATCAAACGAATTGCATGACCTTTGGATTGCTCAAGGCGACAAGGTCGAGAACTTGAATGAAAAACTTAACGTAGCTATGCTTGACGATTCAGTTACTGCTGAAGAATTGCAAGCAATCAAAAACGAGCGTGACACTGCTAAAGTTAAACGTGATTTGTTCAAAGAACAGTATACAGAGGCTCGTGCTAATGAAGTAGTTAATATGTCTGAAGAAGAGAAGAAACCATTGACTAAAAGTGAAGAAGAGGTAAAAGCTGGTTTTGTTAAAGACTTCAAGAACCTAGTCCGTGGTCGCTACCAAAACTTGCTTGACTCTAAAACAGACGCTTCTGGTTCAGATGCTGGCTTGACTATCCCTCAAGATATTCGCACAGCTATCAATACATTGGTTCGTCAATACGATTCATTGCAAGAGTATGTTAATGTCGAAAATGTAACTACTCTTACTGGTTCTCGTGTTTACGAGAAATGGGCTGAAATCACTGGCCTTGCTAAACTCGATGACGAGGGTGTTCAAATTGGTCAAAACGACGATCCAAAACTTTCTCTTATCCGCTATGCTATCAAACGCTACGCTGGTATCTCTACAGTAACAAACAGCTTGCTTGCTGATTCTGCTGAAAATATCCTTGCATGGTTGTCTGGATGGATTGCTAAGAAAGTTGTTGTGACTCGTAACAAAGCTATCTTGGAAGCTATTGGTACACTTCCAACCAAACCAACATTGACTAAATGGGATGACATCATTGACCTTGAAGCTAAAGTTGACCCAGCGATTAAACAAACTTCAGTCTTCTTGACTAATACGTCTGGATTTACTGCACTTAAAAAAGTCAAAAATGCTTTGGGTGACTACCTAATGGAACGTGACGTAAAATCACCAACAGGGTACTCAATTGACGGTTTCGCTGTTAAAGAAGTTTCTGACCGTTGGCTTGCTAATGGCACTGGCGGGGCAATGCCTCTTTACTTTGGTGATTTGAAACAAGCCGTTACTTTGTTTGACCGTCAACAAATGTCATTGCTATCTACCAATATCGGTGGTGGTGCGTTTGAAACCGACACTACTAAAATTCGTGTGATTGACCGTTTTGATGTTGTAGCAACTGATACAGAAGCGTTTGTGCCAGCGTCATTTAAAGCAATCGCTGACCAAAAAGCAAACCTTTCAACTGCTGGAGCTTAATTTAGGAGGTAAGCTATGAGTGTATCTAAGACAACCATCATGCAGACTCTGAATCTGGATGAGACAGACGACACTGCACTCATCCCAGCTTACATTGAATCTGCTAAGCAATACATCATCAATGCAGTTGGTAGTGATTCAAAATTCTACGAACTTGAAAATGTACAATCTTTGTTTGACACGGCAGTAATAGCCCTCACAAGCTCATATTTCACTTATAGAGTGGCTCTAACTGATACGGTAACTTATCCGATTAACCTAACTTTAAATAGCATAATCGGGCAGTTAAGGGGCTTATATGCAACGTATAGCGAGGTAGTGGATAATGGCTAGAATTAGATATTTACCCTCGGATTTTCGTTTTAAAGCTGACTTTGGCACTTATCAAAGCACACCCAACAAATTCACTGGAGTAAGTGTTCCAAAATTTGTTAAACAATTTACGCTGCATTATAAACCACACACCCGAACGCTCAATCAAGAGTATTTAGCTATTCAAAACGGTGAAAATGATACACGAGTGATTGTTATTCGCCACAATGCAAAAGTATTAGAAGGTCAAGTTGTCACTTTGAATGGAACTCAATATGACATCGTGCGTATCAGTCCAGACGAAAACTTTGGTTTTAACCACTACGACTTTCTAACTTTGAAAAAGCGTAAGAAAGTTGGGTGATGGCTTATGACAGGGCTTGACGAAGCGTTAGAGGGCTGGCTTAAAACAGTATCAAGCATTGGCAATTTGACGCCATCGGAACAATCTAAAATAACAAATGCTGGCGCAAAAGTTTTTAAAAAAGAGTTAGAAAAAGTAACTCGTGAGAAACACTACTCAAAGAAGAAAGACTTGAAGTATGGGCACATGGCTGACGGCTTAGCTGTCCAATCCACGAACGTGGATGGTAGAAAAAATGGTGCGGCAACCGTGGGATGGGTGAATAGGTACCACGCCCAAAATGCTAGACGATTAAATGACGGCACTAAGAAATATCGTGCTGATCATTTCGTCACTAATGTACAAAACGATAGCGCCGTTCGAGACAAGGTGCTATTGGCAGAAAAAGAGGAATACGAAAAACTCATTAGAAAAAAAGGAGGGATGTAATTAAGTGTTAGCAACCGTAAAACTAAAAGAGTTGATTGATGGCAAAGGATTTGGTGAAATAAACGAAGTATATGCAAACAACTTGCCAAAGGAACTCGAAGAAAATACCGATAAGACAATCGTTTTGCTCACTGAAAGCAACCCATCACTTGACTTGAGTGGGAACAATACCTTTTTCAGAAAAATAGATAGAGTAGAAGTACAGATTTTTTATAAACTCGATATTGATTTTGATATTGAAGCTTTCGAGATGAAATTGATAAAATTTCTAAAATATGAACACTACTCAATTACAGATATGAGAGAACATAGTATAGACCCCGATACATTACAAATTACGGCGGTCTTCTTTGTTGCCCTCGATAAATTAATTTAACAAAAGGAGAAATTACTATATGGCAATTGTAGGTTTGAAAATGGTCCGCCTTGCTTTGGTTGACCCAAAAACACAAAAACTACTCAAAGGGGCTGATGGCCTTTCAACAGACGGCGTAATCGAAGTTGATTCAAGCATGCTCGGTACACGTACCGCTAACATTTCGAGCTTGGAGGGCCAAGCGACTAAAGTACCAGGAAACAACGAAGTGCAAGATGTTATGATCGCACCAGGTTCACCAACCGTCGCATTTGACTTCAATAACCTTGAGTTTGAAATTAAACAAAAACTACTCGGTTACAAACCCGACGGCAAGGGCGGATACACAAAAGATAACGATAAACCACACGTAGCAGTATTGATTGAATCTGAAACGTTTGATCGCAAAAACTCGGTATTCTTTGGATTTGCTAACGGAATCATGCAAGAATCAACTCAAAACATCGGAACAGATACCGACACAGCCCAAACACGTCAAACTGATAACATGACATTCAGCGCTTTGTCTGCGAATGCATTCAAAGGTGAACCAATCAAGAAATATTTCACTGGTGCACCGTCATTTGATAAAGCAAACATGTATAAAGAAGTGTTTGGTGGCTATACACTAGTTACTTCTACAGCAGTTTAAGACATATTATAATTCGCAAAGAGGTCGGGCTAGTGGCCTGACCTCTATTTTTTTTAAAGGAGTAAAGACACAATGGAAATCAGAACTATTAAAATCCCAGAAATCAGCAAGAAAGCATTTGAAGTATTTACTAGCAACCGTAACGTTCTTCGTATGCACGAGTACCAACTAGCCGTGCTTAAAATCAGTGACACAATTGAAGATGGCGACACACAAGAGCAGGCTCAAGGTAGTTACTCAATTCTTAAGGAAATGCTTGGTTTTATCCGTGCTGTTCTAAATTTGGACGATGAGTCTTATGACAAGCTTCTCGATTTGGAAAATAAACGTACTCAAGAGATTGCTGAGAAATTAGTGGGCTATATGTATGGATTGACAGATGAACAACTCGAAAAATCCTCTGGTGAAATTGACCCAAAAGACTAAAATCCAAAGGCGAACAGATTTTTGATTTAGAAAATGGCATAGAAAATTTAAAGCTCGTAGCTAAAAAATCAATTGAAAATTTTGGGTGGACGCTAGATCAATACTATGACACTGATTACTATGAATTGATGAGAATTCTTAACGCTAAAGAGGAAGAAGATAGGGTGGTTGACCCAACAACATTACTCTAATTTTTAAGGAAAGGAGGAAATAATACATGGCAAAAGTACAAGCTACCATGTCTACTGAAATAGCCTTAGACACGCTTCAGGCTGCTAACTCGATTAAACGATTAACTCAGTTGGTCAATAGCTCTACTAACGCTTGGAAGGCACAAGAAAGTCAAATGCGTAGCGCTGGTGACTATTTAGGTGCAGCTCAAGCAAAATACGAAGGCTTGAGTAACACCATCCAGAACCAACAGCAAAAGATTGAGAAATTGAAACAAGAACAGTCTCAACTTAAAGGAAATACCGCTGAAACTGCCGAACAATTCCTTAAGTACCAGCAACAGATTGACCAAGCTACTACACGCTTAGCTGCGTTGGAAAATCAACAGCGTCAAGCTAGGAATAGTCTAGATTATCATAAATCTGGTTTAGCAGAGCTTCAAAAGGAATACAAGGCCCATAACGAGTCATCTGATACCTACGTCAAGCGTTTAAAAGCTGAGGGTAAGGAAGACGAAGCTAGACAGGAACAGCTCAAGCAATACAAGGGTTCAATCGCTAACCTAAACAAGCAGTATGAGACCCAAAAAGAAATGCTTGAGCGTATCGCTACTCAAGCAGGAAAGACTAGCGATGAATACCGTAAACAAAAGCAACGCTTAGATGAGACAGCGACGAGCATAGCGCATACTAAAAATGCCGCTAACAAGTTGAACGATGAAATCGAGCAAAGTCAACGCTCTAGCACGTTCATCGGACACTTGAAAGAAAGCTTTCACCGTTTGGGGAATGAAGTTAACGATACTGAACAAAAGACCTCACGTTTAAAAGGTATCTTTGGGGCTACGTTTACAGCTAATCTTATCAGCAACGGTTTCCAAAATGCGTTGGGAGCTATCAAGGGTAAATTTGACGAAATTGCCCAATCCAGTTCCGAATACGTTAAATACCAACAAACCATGAACGCCACTTGGTTGACCTTAACGGGTAATGCTGAAGAAGGTAAGAAGATGGTCGATATGACCAACCAAATGGCACAAGCAGCGGCTAACTCAACCGAAATGGTTGATGGTATGAACCAAAAATTCTATGCAGTCACTCACAACATCGACTTAACTAAACAGCAAACACAAGCTATCTTGACTTTGCAAGACGCTTTTGGTCAAACAGATGCAGCGGTTGAAAACTTTGCCACACAGTGGGCGCAAATGATTGCTAACGGCAAGGTTCAAGGGCAAGACATGATGTCGATCATCAATGTCTTTCCGGAAATGAAGAACCAACTTAGAGAAGTAGCGTCGCAAGAACTGGGCATTGCAAACATGACGCAAGAGCAATATGCCAAACTGCAAAGCGATGGCAAAATCACCGCAGAGATGGCACAGAAAGCCTTGTTTGAGTTGCAAGACAAGTACAAGAATGCGACTACTAACTTCTCAACGACTATCGGAGGCCTTGAAAGAACACTTCAGTCCCGTATGCCTGCCGTAGTAGCCGCCTTCCGTGACCCTATCGACAAAATGAAAAACCCGTTCTTACAACAAATTGGGAACTGGGTAGCTGACCCTAATACTGAAATCAAGTTTAAAGAGCTAGGGAATCACGTTTCCAAAGGTTTAAGCACTATCATGGATTCCTTTTCTAAAGTCTTTAATCTTGGGAATGGTACTGATAAGCTGAACGGCTTCATGGATGGCCTTAACAAGACCGTCGATAATCTTAGTAATACCGTTGCCAAAAACGCACCTAAAATCGCTAGCTTCTTTGTAGAACTAAAGAAAGGCTTAGGTTATATTGTCGAAATTGGCAAAGCTTTTGGCGAAGGTGTCTGGGAAGCTACTAAAGGCATTGTCGAAGGCATTGCTGGAGCATTCAAAACATTAACTGGCAACAGCAAGAAATCAAAAGAACCCATCAAGGGTGTTTCGGGCGCTTTAGGTGAAATCGCTAAGCATAAAGAGGCTATTAAAACAGTCGGTAAACTGTTCGTGGCTTACTTTGCTGCCTCTAAAGTAGCTAGTGGTGTCGGTGCAGTGGTTGGCGGAATTTTAAAATTAAAAAGTGGAATTGATAAAGTCCGTGAAAGTCAAATGGCTATGAATGCACTTTCCAAAGTTGGCGTTTTTGCTACCAATCCATTTGTTTTGGCGATTGCAGGTATTACCGCTTTAGTTGCTGGCTTCGTGATGTTGTATAAACACAATAAGAAGTTCCGTGATTTCTGTGACGGCATAGCTAAAGTTGTGAAAGACGGCATCGGTGGAGCTATCAAGTGGCTCAAAGATAAATTTGACGGTATGTCTAAAGGCTGGAAGAGCTTCAAGAAGTCAATTTCAGATGGAATAGACAATGTTGTCAAAAGTGTCAAAAACGGCGCTAAGAAAGTCGGCGATTTCTTTATAAATGTCGGAAAGACTATTAAGAACGTCATGACAACTATCGGTAAAATCCTAATCTTTGCTAATCCAGTTGTCTTAGGCTTTGCCTTAATGTACAAAGAAAGTGCAAAATTCCGCAAATTCGTTAAAGGCATTGTTGGCTTTGTCGGCGACCTTAAAGACGGCATTTCTAAAAAAACTAAAGAGATAAAAAAAGACTGGGATAAACATTGGGATAAGACCAAAGAAAAAGTTTCGAAAACTTGGGACGGCATTAAAGACAATGCTAAAGAAAGTACAGAGAAGCTAGCTAAGACTATTAGAGAGAAACACGATGAAATCCATGACAGATGGTCTAAAACTTGGAACAAGTCGAAAGACTTCCTTTCTGACCGCTGGGATGACATGAATGCTGACACTAAGAAGAAATTCGGCAAGGATTTAAAAGGTTTACTCTTCAGTAATCTAGACGCTATCGGAAGCAAATTCCAAGAAATTTGGAATGGCATTCGCAATGGTTTCAGTGACATGTGGGATGGTTTGAAACGTCTAGCTGGCGATGGTATTAATGCGGTCATCAAAATTCCGAACGATGGTATCGACGGCATCAACGGCTTAATCCACGACTTCGGTGGTCCGAAGAACGCAATCGGTAAAATCCCTAAAGTTAAGTTTGCGAATGGTACAGGTCTATTCAGCTCATACCGAAACCCAATCACTAGACCAACACTTGCTACACTAAACGATGGTAACGATAGCCCAGAGACTAATAACCAAGAAATGGTTATCTTACCAAATGGTAAGTCATTCTTGCCACAAGGTCGAAACGTTGAATACCTCTTGCCAGCTGGTTCGGAAGTTATCAATGCCAGTGAATTGGCTATGCTCACGGGTGTTGAACGTGGAGCCTTTGCAAAGGGTACTGGTTTCTGGTCTAAAATCTGGGATACAACTACCAACGTTGCGGGCTCAGTTTGGAATGGGATGAAAAACGGTATCGATAAATTCAAAAAAATGATTGGGTTTATCACTGATACTGTCAAAGACCCAGTTGGAACTTTGTCTAAAAAATTCAATCCTAACGCTGATAAGCTAGCTGCTATGTTTAATCCACTTGGTAACGCACTTTATAAGAAACCAGTCCAAGAAGCAAAAAACTGGTGGAAAGAACTCTGGTCAATGGCTAATGCTTCAATGGATGAAGGCACAGCGGCCATGGGTGCTAAAGGTGATGACTACCGCTTCAAAGATAGAGCTAAAGATGCTGGTTCAGACCCATGGGGTTACTACTTCCGTGAGTGTGTATCGTTCGTAGCTAGTCGTTTGGCTAATCTTGGTGTTAACTCTAGTCTGTTCAGCCATCTAGGCGATGGTAGACAATGGGTAAATGCTAGAGTGCCACACTTAAGTAGACCAAAACCAGGCTCGGTAGCGGTCTATACTGGTGGACCGATTTCAAGTAACCACGTTGACTTTGTAACAGCAGTACATGGTGATACCTACGATGGTGAAGAGTACAATTATGGTGGTAACGGTCAGTACCATCAATATGCTGGACGTCATGTTAAGAACGCTGCTACATTCCTCGATTTTGGGGTACGTGACAGTGGAAGCGGTGATGACGGAAAAGCACTTAAGGACAGAAACAATCCACTGCAAACCTTGATTAAACGTCAAGTTGGCGGAATGTTTGACTGGATTAAGAAAACGCTCGGACCACTACTTAGCCCTGCTGGGGGCGGTGAAGATGGTCCTCAAGGCACAGGTGTAGCACGGTGGAGGGATTCAGTAGTTAAAGCGTTGGAAGCCAACGGCATTGAAGCTAACAACTTCCGTGTGTCTAAAATCTTGGCAACTATTCAACGTGAATCAAACGGTAATCCTAACGCTCAAAACAACTGGGACAGCAACGCAAGAGCTGGTCACCCGTCTATTGGTTTGATGCAAACCATCGGGCCTACTTTCAATGCGTATAAACACAAAGGTCACGACAATATCAGAAACGGTTACGATAACTTGCTCGCTGCAATCAACTACATCAAACACCGCTATGGAACGTCAGACGCAGCCTTTAGTCGTGTAGCAGCTTATGGATACGCTAACGGTGGTCTAGTCCACAAGAACGGTGTGTACGAATTAGCCGAGGGCGATATGCCAGAATACGTTATTCCGACTGATATTGCCAAGCGTGGTAGAGCGTGGCAATTACTTACTGAAGCAGTAGCACGCTTTGCTGGAGATGCACCACAAGGAAACAATGATGGAAATTCAGAACGTGAACGTGTTTCTATGCTTGAAAGTAAGCTAGACGTCATGATTGGTTTGCTTAGTCAATTGGTAACTAATGGCTCTAAGCCAATTGAGATCCAAAATATCATTGATGGCAGAAGCGTATCAAACGGTTTAGCGCCATTTATGGCAAAAGCAACAAATGAATACGAACGCAGACAAGCGTTGCTAGGGGGTAGCATAATTTGATAGGAATGTCAGTCATTTTTGATGGTAAAAACTTAACTGAATTATTTAATGAAGGTCAAGGGCTTACCGTTCCCGTAGATGTCGTAAAAAATGTGGCATCTAACTTTAATAACAACTATCAAGAACAAGGTCATAGGCGCTATGGTCAGCAATTCCTATATAACACATTATCAGTTAAGCAAATTCAAGTATCGTTTAATTTAGTCGGTAACTACGATTACTTTAATAGCGTAGCTGAAAAAATGGGTGGCTATCTAAACGTTGATAAACCAAAAACTTTGATTTTCGGGGATGAGCCCAACAAAGTTTGGGAAGCTATACCTTCTGGTCAAGTATCATTAACTGTAGACAAGAATACATCGCCTATAACTGCAAATATAACGGTTACGTTTGACGTTCCAAAAAGTTATGGTGAAAACAAAGCCGAAGCCTTGGTAAGTAGCGATGGTGAAACCAAGTACGGAAGTATTAAGAAAATATCTACAGGTCACTACAAAGCTACGCTAAAGAATTTTGGTACAGCTGAAACTCACCCAAATATTAAATTGAAATTTAATTCTGATAATGGCTGGGTTGGGATTGTCAAAAGCGCTACCGAAAGCTATGAAATTGGTAATCCTAATGAATCAGATACGGAAAATGTTAAGAAGTCAGAGGTTCTCTTTGATTATGCTTCATCAAACGGAGAGCACCGAATACCTAATGGATTGGCTCAAGGTTTGAAAAACATTGGCATCTCAAACGATGTCAACGACACAAAGCCAAACGGAACTCTTTACATCGATAACGCTTGGGGTCGTCCTCACATTGCATTACAGAGTGGTCAAGTAGCATCGGTTACTTTTGACATACCAAGGGATTCAAGCGGTGAAAAAGGTGCGCTATATGAATACTTTTGGTGGAGACAAATTTTTTGGCTCGGCTCTGCAAGTCAAATGGGTTATCTTAAAATTTGTGTAACAGATGCAAGCGGCACTTTCTTGTATGGTGTCGAAACTTTTAAACGTTACAATGGTTTAGGCTGTGAATATAATTTTCTAGCTGGTGACGGCAAGGGAGGTTTCCGTATTGTCGACAGGAAGAATTTTTTAGGAACGCATATTGAACAGCATAACCCTTTTAACGAGCCCAGGGGTTGGTCAGATATAATGCGGTTTGATGATGTCGTCCAATTCTACTGGTGGGGTTCATACCCAAGATATTCTATCCCTGAAATAAAAGGTAAAAAATCAGATAAAATCCATGTTATTTTCGGTAGAGTTGGGAACGCACCGCTCGTAACTCACATGTATTTAGATGATTTTATTTATAGAAAAGACCACGTTACCAAAGAGGAAGACATTCCTAATCGTTTTCGTGCAGGTTCTATTCTCGAAGTTGACATGACAAAGGGTAAAACATTAATTGATAATTTGCCAGCGTCTAACGAGTTAACATACTTGTCTGAGCCGTTCAGCATTGGCACTGGTGAAACAGAAATTGACATCTATACAAATAGTTGGATAAGAAACGACCCAACGATTGAAATTTCTTGGAAGGAGCGCTTTGTATAATGCAAATTTGGATTCACGATAAAAGTATGCGGAAAGTGTGTGCGTTAAATAACAACATTCCAGGAATGTTACCTTATTCAAATAGTCAATGGCACACTTACCTTGAATACTCAACAAGTGTATTTGATTTCACAATTCCTAAAATCGTAGATGGTAAATTACACGATGATATCAAATACATCAATGATCAGATGTATGTGTCATTCTATTATGATAATTCATACCACGTTTTCTATGTTTCTCAACTCGTTGAAAATGATTTTAGTTTTCAAGTGACTTGTAACAATACAAACTTAGAATTAGCAGCAGAAATCTCTCGTCCGTTAGCCAGTGTTGATGGTCCTAAAACCCTTGAGTGGTATCTTCAAACCCTTGAATTATTGGGATTTGCAGGATTAGAAATTGGTATTAATGAAGTTTCTGATAGAACAAGAACTATCACGTTTGAATCTCAAAGTGGCACAAAATTAGAACAGCTTCATAGCTTGATGAATCAATTCGATGCTGAGTTTGTTTTCCGTACCGAATTAAACCGAGATGGCACTTTGAAACGCTTCGTCATTGATATTTACCAACGTCCAGATGGAAATCATCACGGAATCGGTAAGGTCCGAGGTGATGTTGTTCTCTATTATCAAAACGGTTTGAAAGGTGTTCAAGTTTCCAGCGATAAGACTCAATTATTTAACGCTGGATATTTTGTTGGAAAAGACGGGCTAACATTAGGAAGCGTTGTATTTGAGGAAAAGAACGAGTTAGGACAAGTAGAGTTTTATTCTTTTAAAGACAGTCCGATGGTTTACGCACCACTATCAGCAGATAAATATCCATCTGCCTTTGGTGGTGCTAACGAAATAGATAGATGGACACGTAGAGATTTCCAAACAGAATACAGCGATGTTGATTCCCTCAAAGCTTATGCATTGCGCACAATCAAGCAGTATGCTTATCCTCTAATGACCTATACTGTCAGCGTTCAATCTAGTTTCATTAAAAACTACAAGGATATCAATATAGGTGACACTGTTAAAATCATCGATAACAATTTTATGGATGGTCTTGCCCTTGAAGCTCGAGTTTCTGAAATGATTATCAGTTTCGATATGCCACAAAATAATTCGGTAGTGTTTACTAATTTCAGAAAGCTCGCAAACAAACCCTCAGATGCCTTACAACAACGTATCGATGAGATTGTTTTTAAGTCATTGCCATATCATGTTGAGATAAGGACAACGAATGGTACAGTATTTAAGAACGGTATTGGTCGTTCTACTGTTAAGCCAATTTTGAAACAAGGCGATAAAATTGTTGATGCAACTTATCGATTTGTTATTGACGGAACAATTAAATATTCAGGTATGACCTATGATATGGTAGCGTCAGAGATCACTCAACCAACAACATTGACGGTTGCTGCATGGGTGGATGATAAAGAAGTAGCTTCAGAAGAAGTTACTTTTTTAAATATATCGGACGGTAAACAAGGTCCTAAAGGTGCAGATGGTAAAACGCCATATTTCCACACAGCTTGGTCTTATAGTGCCGATGGTACAGATAGATTTACTAAAGTTTATCCTAACTTGAATCTGCTTGATGGTACTAGAGATTTCAGCGGAAATTGGGATAGAGCTTGGGCTTTGTCAAATGATGGATCATACAAAGGTTTAACCGTTAAAAAAAGAATAGGTGAATGGCAGGGTATTAATAAACCGTTTACAGCACCAAAAGATGGAACTTATACTTTCTCAGCTTATGTCAAAAGTTCAGAGGATACTGTAAAATTACAAAGATTTGCTTTTAAAAATGGAGAACCCTATTGGAATGATGGGTCATATAGTTTTCTAGGAAATAAAAGTGACTGGTTTAGGGATAGTTTCACTATATATTTAAAAGCCAATGATACTATTTCTATAAGATATGAAATTCAAGACAAAGGCACTTTATGGACTGCTGGGCATAAGTGGGAAGAAGGCTCAGTAGCTACACCATGGATGCCTTCCGCTTCCGAAGTAACAACTAATGATTATCCAAAATACATCGGTCACTATTCAAACTACACGCAAGCAGATAGTCCTAACCCTCAAGATTACACTTGGATTCTGATACGAGGAAACGATGGTGAACGTGGTCCTCAAGGACCACAAGGTCCTCAAGGTATTCAAGGACCTCGAGGTGAGCAAGGAATACCTGGTCCAAAAGGTGAAGATGGCGAAACACAGTATATCCATATAGCTTACGCTGATACGATTTCAGGTAGTGGCTTTAGCCAAACAGATGTCAATAAACCATACATTGGTATGTACCAAGACTTCAATGCTGTTGACAGCCAAAACCCACAAGATTATCGATGGTCTAAGTGGAAAGGTAGCGATGGTAAAGATGGTATTCCAGGTAAAGATGGAGCAGACGGACGAACACCTTACGTGCACTTTGCTTATGCAGACAGTGCCGATGGTAGAACTGGTTTCAGTTTGACCCAGGATGGGAGCAAACGCTATTTAGGTGTGCTTACCAACTTCATAAAAGAAGACAGCACTAATCCTGAAGATTATACATGGAATGATACTGCTGGTAGCATTTCAGTTGGTGGTAGGAATTTACTTGTTAAAACCAATCAAGGTACTACTAATTGGGATTGGTCAATGTCGGATGGTGACAAGAGCGTTGAGGAATTCAATATTGATGGTATTCGTGCTGTAAAACTAATCAAAGGTTCAACAACAGCAAACACCGGTTGGAATTACATTCGATATAACGGTTTGCTGCGTGAACTCATACAGCCGAACACTAAGTATGTTCTTTCGTTCGATGTTAAACCAAGCGCTGATGTAACTTTCTATGCAACGCTAACGCAAGGAAACTTTAAAGAGGCGTTTACTGATATTGGGGTTATGACTAAAGCATTAGCAAATCAGTGGAATAAGGTATCGTGCGTTTTGACAAGTAAAGAAACTTTGCCAAATATTACATGGCAACTTGTATACTTAGCAGGGATGCCAACAACAAACGGTAGTTGGCTAATCATCAAGAATATCAAACTCGAAGAAGGTGACATACCTACTCAGTGGACGCCTGCAATCGAGGACATACAAGATGAAATTGATTCCAAAGCCGATGATGTCCTAACACAAGCTCAACTCAACAGGCTGAATGAAATGAATTCTATTGTTAAAGCTGAACTTGCTGCTAAAGCCTCACTTGATACACTTGACCAATGGAAGCAAGCCTATCAAGATTTCGTTAACGCAAACAATGCCAATCGTGTGCAAGCCGAAAAAGATTTAGCTGATGCAAGTGCACGAGTAGTGAAACTAGAAAATAACTTAAACGATATGTCAGAACGTTGGAATTTCATCGATAGCTACATGTCAGCATCAAATGATGGCTTTGTCATCGGTAAAAAAGACAATTCTAGCTCTATCATGTTCAACCCAGATGGTCGCATATCAATGTTTTCAGCGGGTAATGAAGTTATGTACATTTCAAAAGGTGTCATCAATATCGAAAACGGTATTTTCTCTAAAACTATCCAAATCGGACGATATCGAGAGGAACAAGATTTATTGAATCCAGACCGTAATGTCATTAGATACGTAGGAGGTGCATAATGGCTGAATTTTGGAGTAATAACGACCGTGGATATCGTATCCGTCTTTGGGTTGACCAAGTTGGTCAAGATATCCAAAACAATACAAGTCAAGTTAGACTGCGGTTAGCATTTTTAAATACGACAACTACTTTTGCTATGTACCAATGTAGCGCTTATATCGATTTTGAAGGTCAACGATTGAATTGGTCAGGTTCTCCTAGCGTGCTGGGCTGGAATCAAACAATCCAATTGATAGACCAAACAATTACTGTTAGACATGCTGATGATGGTACTGGTGTCTTCGGTGTACACGCTCACTTTAATGGGTCGGGTGGATGGAGTCCCGGAAACCTAGACATAGGTAACCAAACGATAACACTGCCAACAATCCCAAGAGGGAGCACGGTAAGCGTCTCGGATGGGGTTATCGGAAAACAAGTAGATATCACTATCAACCGAAAACTAGGCGGAGCTAAGCACACATTACGTTACTCATGGGGAGACAAACAAGGCGAAATCGCTAGCAACGTCGATACATCTTATAAGTGGACAATACCTTGGGATTTTGCGGATAATATCCCAAACTCAACAAGTGGACAGGGTACTATATATGTAGATACTTATATTAATGGAAATTTCATTCAAACGCAGTCAACAACACTAACGGCAAGCGTTGATACAGCCAGTTTAAAACCTTCTTTTACAGGATTTACTTTGACAGATACCAATACAGCCACACAAAGAATCATCCCAGAATCGACGCATTTTGTTTCCATCCTGTCGCTCATTAAAGTTACATTTAATGGAGCTAAAACAAAGAATGGGGCTACAATAGCGGGATACTACGCTGAAATTTTTGGAGCTAATAACTCCGTTACAGAAAATGGCGGGGTATTGCGTGAGGTATCTGTAAGCAAGGATACTCAAATGACTTTGAGGGGGAGAGTGCAAGACTCTCGTGGAATCTGGTCCGATTGGATAGAGACTAAAATAACTTTTCTATTCTACTTTAGTCCAGCTCTAAGATTTGAGGTGAAGAGAAGCGATAAGAAGTTAGATGTACTAGTTATTAAGAGATTCGCTAAAATTGCACCATTGACTGTTAACGGCGTGCAGAAAAACACTATGAAACTGACTTTCACCACACGAAAAGTCAATTCTGATAACGAAGTTTCAGACAACGGAGATGCTGGTGGAACATGGTCACAGGTTTCTGAATTTAATGCATCCGATGCGAATTTAGGAAATTCATACCCTGCTGACACTTCTTATATTGTCAAAGGAAAACTAGAAGACAGCTTTACAAGCACTTCATTCCAAGCCACTGTTCCAACAGATGAAGTTATAATGACCTATGACCGTCAAGGCGTTGGGATTGGTAAGTACCGAGAGCGTGGCACTCTTGACGTTGATGGTGATATTTATGCTAACAATAGTCAGATTCAGCAATATCAGTTGACTGAAAACAATGGCGCACCTAAGTGGATGGATGGAAAACCTGTCGTCACAAATGCAAATTTGTTAGATAGACCAGGTCAATATTACCTTGATTCTTCGGCACCTGGGAATCCTAACGGTAATTGGGGATACTTATTTCATTACAGCAATTACGGAAAGAACACTGATGGCTATAAAGAAGCCATTCAGACGTTCTGGAGCAATGATGGCAGGTTATTCTTCAGGCATCACCGATGGTCTAAAATAGTTGATGATTGGGAACCGTGGAAAGAATTTGCTAGGAATGATAATACTAACCTCATTAACACTGGTTGGCAATATGCAGGAGTTGAAGGTAGTTACTATAAACGTGTCGGTGATGTGTTGACTGTTAAATTTAATTTTATTGGAACTGGCAACCCTATGTTCATAGCTAGATTGCCGAAAGAAGTATTTTTAGCTCAACAAAGTTATATGTTTATGATTTATGGGTGGGCTATAGATGGTACTAAAGATGCTCACGTCCAAGTTGATGAGGGTGATAGCACTTTTTTTGCTTTGGTAACCCAAAAAGACATAGCTTATAAAGGTCAACTCACAATAATGCTATAAAAAGAAAGGAAAAATTATGAAATTTGAATATGATTCTAAGTCAAAAGAATATGACGCTAGCGGAGCGGCACACGCTACAAAAGTAGTTTTGAAAAACAGAGATGGAGCTTACGTACCCGTCTTTTTGCCAGTAGAAAAAATCGACTTGTCAAATACTGAATTGTTGAATGAAGCACTAGAGGTTATCTATCAGGAAAATTTCCCACAGCGTGCTGAGAATGAAAAATTTAATGAGCTTGACGAAAAGATCAAAAAATACAACGTTTTAAACGAAAAAGCCGCTGAAACCATCGCTAAGATGGAAGCGCAAATGACGAAACAGCAAGAGCAATCGAAGATAGCACAAGTAACGCTGATGAATATCATTAATAAATTTTATGAAAAAGGGATGCTAAAGGATGAAGACTTAGCTGAATTGTCTAGTGTTGACGTTGAAGAAGATTAAAAAAGAAATAGAAAGAGAAAAAGATATGATGGTTAAATTATTTGCTATTAACATTGTTGATGGGAGCTACCCATTTAAACGAGTCCCTAAAGTTTTGAAACCAAAAGTTAAAGAACAAATCGCTAAGATGGTTGAGGATGACGAGCTATTGGCAAAACTTACACAAGAATAGCATAGGAGGGATGCGTTATGGTAACACAAAACGAGCCAGATTTGATGAACTGGCTTATCACTGTTATTCTTCCTATCTCTATTTCAAGTGCGAGTTTTTATTTTTCAAGCCAGTCACGTGCCTCTCGTTTAGAACATCGAATCACTAAATTAGAGGTCGTTGACCATGAAATCGAGAAAATTATTAAAAACCATAATGATCGTCTTGACAAATATCAAGAAGAACAAAAAATAATTCTAGCTCTCGTCCAACGTATGGACCATCTTAACGAAAACATCGGAGAGCTTAAAGGAGATATTGAGGAAATTAAAAAATTAGTAGATCGAAACTTGAGAGGATAATAATAAAATGATTAATTTTAAATTACGTTTGCAAAATAAAACTACACTAGTAGCTCTTATCTCAGCAGTATTCCTTATGTTGCAACAGTTCGGGCTTCACATTCCGACCAACATTCAAGAGGGATTAAATACTTTTGTGGGAATTTTGGTTATTCTTGGAATCGTGACAGACCCTACCACTAAAGGAATCGCTGACAGCGAACGAGCATTGAACTATGATGTACCACTAAACGAAAAGGAAAGGAAATAGTATGAGCGTACAACAATCTATTGTAAATTGGTTTGTTAGCCATAGAGGCAAATTGACCTATTCAATGTATGGGTCACGCAATGGGGCTGACGGTACAGCAGACTGTTCTGGGTCAGTATCACAAGCCTTAAAAGAGGCAGGCATTCCTATCCAAGGGCTACCATCTACTGTCACTCTTGGTCAACAACTTGCCAAAAACGGCTTTTATCGTGTAAGTATTAATCAGGATTGGGACGCCTTGACAGGAGATATCGTAATGATGTCGTGGGGTGCTGATATGTCACAATCTGGTGGTGCAGGTGGTCACGTTGGTGTTATGATGGATAGCGTAAACTTTATTAGTTGTGATTATTCAACTCAAGGAGCAGTAGGCCAAGCTATCAATACGTATCCTTGGAATGATTACTATGCAGCAAACAAACCAAATTATATCGAAGTTTGGCGTTATTCTGACTCAGCACCACAAACGAATAACCAAGCTAATACAGCAGTAGCACCACAACAAAAGGCTTACTATGAAGCCAATGATGTTCAATTCGTTAATGGAATTTGGCAAATCAAATGCGACTATCTATGTCCCATCGGATTCAATTATTTTCAAAATGGGGTCCCGGTTACAATGGTTAACTGGGTAGATAAAGATGGTAATGACTTGCCTGACGGTGCTGACCAAGAATTCAAGGCAGGCATGTTCTTTAGTTTTGCCGGTGATGAAAACATTATCACAGATACTGGTGAAGGCGGCTATTATGGTGGCTATTACTACCGACGTTTCGAGTTTGGGCAATTCGGTACAGTATGGCTCTCTTGCTGGAATAAAGATGATTTGGTAAACTACTACCAATAGACCACGAAAACTATAAAATAAAAAAGGAGTATATCACCTCACCTCACACTGCAGTAGGGATACCATGGCAGTAGTGGTCGAAGCCTCAGCAATTTGCTGGGGCTTTTTTTGTTTGACTCATAAATAATAATTTGATAAAATGTAATTGGATAACCTAATCTAGTGCAAAAGATAAAAGACTGATTATGTTCAGCGCCCTTGTGCGTTCGCAAGTGTATAAGGGAACATTTTGTTGGGGGTTAAGACCCCCTTTTGTTTTTTTGTGTTATAATATCTATGAAACGACAAACCCCTCACACCCTTTACGGGCAGATACGCTCTGACGCAGGGCTTTTTTTGTTTGATTTATTTCGTTACAAATGCTACTATATTAATGGATACAGTTAAAAGCTGAGTCTTCGATAAACTCTCTCTCACCCTGACTTGAATTAGTCAGGGTTTTCTTTTTTTTTGCAAAAAAAATCTAGTAATGAGCCTAGCATGGAAAATTTTCAAAAACGAAAAAAACGACGTAACTTTTTCTGAAGCGTTGAAATTTGCTTGGAAAGCCGTTAAACGTCAAAAAATGGCGGATGATTTCTACTTCTTCCGTTCTTCAAACATTAAATTCCAAGGTGTTAAGAAATGGTTTGCTGAAAAAGAATTTCGTGGACGCAACAATAAAGACTTGGCGTTTATGTCAGTAACTGCAATCAGCGTTAAAGGGTTGATTGAAGAAACTGATAAAGCGGTTAAGCTTGAAATCGTAACACCTTATGGAATTTCTACTAAATGGTATCCAAAGAGTGTAATTGCTTAATTAAAAGAAGGAGAAATAAAATGATTATCAATAACGACATCAAAGAATTAATTTTAGAATATATGAGCCGTTACTTCAAATTCGAGAACGACTTTTATAAACTTCCAGGCATAAGTTCAAAAATGGAGATACTTCCATCGAAAAAATGGGGGCAGCACGAGTAAACGCAATGCTTGACTGCCTGTTCGAAGATTTCGAACTTGATGAATACTATTTGGATAATTCCTTGAAAGTAAATATGGCATTCTATGCTTATTACGATCAATTCAAGAAACAGCAACTTCTAAAATGGCTTGAAAACAGCCGTGAAGATATAATCGGTGAAACTGGTAGAATGTACACTTCAGACGGTAGTTACATTGCTAATGCTTATTTAGAGGTAGCATTAGAATCTAGCTCGCTTGGTGTTGGTGAGTACATGTTGCAAATGCGTTTTAAAAATTATTCACGAAGCCAAGAACCTATTCCTTCTGGTCGTCAAAATAGAATTGAGTGGATTGAAAACAATCTAGAAAATATTCGATAAAAACATATATTTTTTAACCAAAAGTGTTGACGGACTATCATATCTACTTTCGATAAGACGCTTTAAATCTTTTTCGTCCATTTTTTA